AACATGTTCATGGATGAAGCTGTTACCGCAATGGATGAAGCCGTAAAAGCTATGGATAGGTTCGGCGCATCGTGGGAAAAGAACACAGGAAAAGCGGCAGAGGAAAGAGTAAAAAAACTTGCTGAAGAAATAAGAAAAGTCAGCAAAGAAGAAGAAAAGAGAGCTAATATCATTAGTAAAGCTAATCTGGCTCTGGATAATCAAATTCTCAGAGCGCAGATGCTGACGGAAGAAAGAGAAAAACAGGCTCAAATAGACAGAGTTAATGAACAGTTGGCAGGTAGGGGATTTGCGCTTCTCACTGATACGGAAACAGCTTCACTGCGAAGGAAAATAGATGTTCTTGCCGAAATGGAAAAGATCCAGAAAGTAATTGATGAACAATATTCCAATTCAAGCAAAAAAGCGGCTGAAAACTATAAGATTGCTCAGGCAGGTTTACTCACCGCCTTGCAGAAAGGATATATAACTCAGAAAGAATATAACCGAGAACTTTTCAACGCTAAAATGGCTTATGAAGACGCAACAGATCCTCTTATTAAATACAGGCGTGAACTTGAAGAAACTGAAAGGGTTATTGGTAAATTTGGCATCGATAGAATAGTGGCGGGGGGGCGGGCGCCTTCTGCAACAGCAGGAATGAGTAATACTGACAGAACCGAAGCTGAACGGCTTATAAGGACAAAAGAGAGAACGTTAGAGGTTGATAAAGCTCTCGGTAATATCTGGCAAGAAAATATCGGAACCGTTCGCAACCTTGCTATTCAGCAGGAAGCATTAAACAAAGCTCTGGCGGAAGGTTATATCACCGGATCTCAATACGCCGTGGCCATAAAAGATCTCAACCTCCAAGCTCTTCAGCTATCCGCCCTACAAGGCAACATGAACCCGTTTGAGGCGTGGGGCAGCGGGCTTGCGCTTTACGCCTCTGATTTCAAGGGTGTTATGGCGGAGTTGCAGACCATAGGCGCAAACTTTACAACAAATTTTGCAAACGGAATGTCAGATGCTTTTGCCCGTTCAATCGTTTCAGGAGATTCGTTTAAGGATAGCATGTACGATTTATCAGTAAACGTTTTACAACAGGTTCTCAGTTCTATAACGCAAATGGGCATAAAGTATGCAATAGCTACTGCTCTTGGTCAAAAAATGACTGCCATGCAGTTGCTTGGTATACAACAAGTGGAGGCGGCCAAGACTGCGGCTACAGTAAAAACTGTTGGAGAAAACACTGCAATAGCATCATCCGCCGCTCCTGCCGCTGCCGCTCAAGCGGGTGCGACTTACGGAGCTTCCGCCATAGCCGGAGCATTAGCATTGGGCGCATTACTGGCGATGATCCCACAATTTATGGGTTTCAAAGAAGGCGGTTACACGGGAAATGGCGGGACTAATGATATTGCAGGGTTTGTGCACGGTCGGGAATGGGTGACAAAGGCGAGTGATCTAAGGCGAGGCGATAACCGTTCTGTTGTGGAGGCTATCCACAATGGGGCTACATTTAATTCCAATAGCATGGGGAATACAAAAGCCAACACTGAAATAAAAGTCAATATTCAGAACTTTGGATCTGGTAAATCTTACGAAGTGCAGCAACTGAGCCCTGACGAAATACGCATTATAGCCCGTGATGAAGTGCGTACACAGACACCAAAGATTGTGTCACAGCAGATAAGCCGCCCCAACAGCGAGATAGCTACTTCTCTGGCACGGCATACAAAAACAGAGTGGAACAGGAACGGGTGATACTATGGCGAAACTGAACCTTAGACCGATGCAGGACAATTACGGTTTTAGCTTGCCTGAGGAGTCAATAGCAACCGTACTCAAAGGCGGCAAACCCAGAATACGCCAAGACGTTATCGGTGCATGGAAGGTGCTTGATGTCTCATGGTTTGTGGATAAAGGCGATTATAACTACTTTATGGCATTCTACCGCAATACTATTAAACACGGTTCGCTCCCCTTCACCATAGACCTGATTATGGATGATTTCGAGATTAAAGAATACACAGTTCAGCTTGTCCCCGGTTCATTTTCTATCGGCACGATGAGGGGCTTCACACAGGTTATTACGGCACAGCTTTATGTTCAGCCGTTACCCGAAGACTCCGACTATGATGAAGCTCTTGTGCTTATGTATGGGCTTGATGGAGATCAGGCGTTAAATATTATTAATCTGTTAGAAGTAACTGTGAACACCTATTTACCAGATGCGTTAGGTGCTTGATGAGTCGATTAAGCGAGTTTTACCTTAATTCCAAATCAAGTGTAGCTATGCTTGAAACTCTTGAGATTTCGCATCCTAATTTTACTCAGGTTTATAGAGTCGTCCGTAACCATTGCGAAGGCATTACAGCAAGAATAGAGACAGGCCAAGATGTATTTTTCCAATATTTACCCATGAGCATAGAAAGGATGAAGACAAGAGATAATCTTGATTTCGGTCTACGGATAACCTTTGGAGATCTCGGTGAGATTATCCCCAATGAAATAGATGCGGTTATTGCCGCTGAAGGAAGATCCATTAAACCTGCCGTAAAATATAGGGTTTATCGTTCTGATGATCTTATGGAAGCTCTTGACGATGTTTGGAATCTTGAGATGAAGCAGATCGCATTTACCAGCGAGGGGTGCTCATTTGAAGCGAGCGTACCGGAGATGAACTCTAACGGCACAGGCGAAAGATCTACAATGAGCAGATTTAGCGGGCAAAGAGGCTTTTTATGATCGGTCTTGATGCGTTTTTTTCACGTAAATATCACAAGAATAATTATAACTGCGCTCATTTTGTGGTGGACGTTTACAAGCACCTTACCGGACGTGACATAACAGCAGAAATGCAGGGCTTTCTGTTCCCCATAGGAGAAAGAGAAGCTCCTTTGTCATTGCGTCGCACATTCAAAGAGACTGAGAAGCCTGTCGAAACATCTATTGTGCTGTTTCAGGGGCGCAGAGTCGCTCCCCATGTGGGTATTTATATCAACAAGAAGGTTTTCCATATTATAGAGTCCGGGGTCTACCACCTGCCCGTTGAGGTGGTGCGCGTGGGCTTTAAAACTGTGAGGTTTTTTTCATGTTAAAGACTGTTTATGTTTCGGATTCATCATTAGGGAAAAGGCACGTAAAGAAATATAAGACCGACAGTATTACGGATCTGCTTAAAAGTCTTTATGATAAAATGCCTGACACGGCGAGAATATACCATAAAGCTGTCTGTAAAAAATATGACGTTACTCCACATGACGCAGCGAGTGAAGAATACATGGAAAGCCTAGAGGGCAGGTTCTGGGTTATCGTATATCCGGGCGAAGTAACGACATGGGCGATAGTTTCCGCAGCCTTACTGTTTCTCAGCGTAGCTGCTGTCTTTATATTTAAGCCAAAAATACCCAACGTTACAGCAAGGAATACAAGAGCCCAGAGCCCAAATAACGAACTCTCCGCAAGAGTAAACAGAGAGCGAATAAACGGCAGGATTAATGATATTTTCGGTACTGTACGGTGTACGCCCGACCTGATAGCTGTTCCATATACCGTTTTTGAAGATAATCAGGAAGTTGAATATGCCTTAATGCGTATCGGGCAAGGAAGTTATGATATACCCCTTGACGAAATAAAAGACGACACAACACCCGTAAGCCAGATTGACGGTATGAGCGTTGAGATCTACGGGAAAAATACAAGACCTGCCCAAAATGTAATATACGAAAATTGCCTAGTTCGATATACTGTTTATTCGGACGGTCATAAAGCAATTTCATTAAGGATTTATGGCGTTGATTCTAGTGGAGGCAACTTGCCCGGCAGTATCATTAACGGTTATGGGCATTATACCTTCCCTGATGAAGTTATAAGCAGTTTCGATTGGGGGGAATATACACCTTCTAACACTTGGGAAATAGAAACGTCCGGCTGGTTAGCGGGATTTGGCGGGGATGCTTCTTGGTTTATAACATTTAATCGAATTTACGGAACGACCGGAGGCACTTCCGGGACGTGGAAAGGAGCATTAACCTTTAACGGATCTCCCGAAGTCCGAATCGGTCAGGCTATCTCTGAGCCCCTTAAATATGTTTCAAGAACCACCGCTGTTAACGGGCAGGTGCTTAGACCGCCAAACGGTTACATCGTGCGGGGCAACAACAATATCCGCTTTATTTCTCCAAATATAATAGAGACAAACAGCACGTCTATAAATTTTCAGGATTACTTTAAAGCGGGTGACCCTTTAGGAATAAACGGAGCTTTTACGTCATCGAGTTCTTCGTCAGTCTCTAAGAATATAACGATTATTGTACAGAAACCTACTGTGGCCGTATTAGAGATGCCTTCAACAGGGAGCGGGGAAACACCTCCTGCGTCCTATTTGGAGTACATAAGGCTTAACAATACAAAGGTTCAGCATTCCTTAGGTGTTCTTTCTTCGACATATGATATTTCTGGCATATATACAGTTGAGGATGTTGACCATATAGAGGTTACCAGCGGAGTGTGGGTTTGGCGTATTGTAATACTAATTGCTGCTAGTTATTATGAGACCGATTATAAGTTTTTTAATGTAAAGTTCAGATCTGCATGGAATAACGACCTTACGGGTTATTATACTTCTTCTCCCGTG